AAGGCACCGTCACTATTTTGCCGTTTGTGATTTCTATGCTCCCCACCGACATGCCGCTTTTGCCGGCAGTCAACGTGTAATCTTCGCTGATCACCTGAGAGAGTTCCGTCACAGGGCCACTAGCGCCCCCTCCACCAGCGCCGATCTCCACAATCGAGTCAGTGCCGCTGGCGCTTTTCTTGGTGAACAGCTTGCCGTCGTAGGTGTTGAGCGCCAGCTCGCCTAGCTGGAGGTCGCCAACCGCTGGGGCCTTGCCCGCGACAGCAGAACGCTTGATCTTAATCGTGTTGGCCATGTGGCGGTCCCAGTGCCTATATAGGCGGACTTTTTAAGATGCCGCGCTTAGAACACCCCGCCGTCAATCGTGGTGTTGGGGCTTAGGTAGTCTGTGCCGTCAACGGCTGCGGTGAACGCTGAGGTGCCGTTGCCTTTAAGCACTCCAGTCAGCGTGGTGGCCCCTGTGCCGCCGTAGGCCACGCCCACCGCAGAGCCTTCCCACACGCCCGTGGCAATCGTGCCGACGCTGGTGAGGCTGGAGCTGGTAACGCCACTGCCAAGCGTGGATCCGCTGAGCACAGCCGCGCCGTTGATGTAGTAGCTCTTGCCGCTGACTAGGTTGACGTGCTCAGAACTGGTCCAGGCCGATGTGGAGCTCAGCCACAACCAGGTCTTATCAGTGGCGCCTTTGAGCACCAGACCGCCGCCATTGGCGGTGCTGTCATCGGGGCTGGCGACGGCACCCAACTCAAAAGTGATGTCATCAACCGAGACCACCGTGGAATTGATAGTGGTGGTGACGCCGTTGACTACCAGATTCCCCGAGACGGTCAGATTCCCCGAGACCGTGCCACCTGCAAGGCCTAAATAGGCAGAGCTCAGATCTGGAATATCGTCGCTGACCAAGCCGCGAAACTGTGGGGTCGCTGCAGAGCCAGAGGTTGGACCCGCGAAAACCAAGTTGGCGCCGCGAGTGGTGCCTGCACTGATAAACGCGCCCGGACCGCCAATCGCTAGAGCATTGGTTGCCGTACCACCAGCGCCGCCGGTGCCCAGGCCGTAATACAGCACTTGGCTGTCTTCATTGAACGCCAGTTCGGCATTGGCCAGGCTGGTTGGTGCGCCTGAGCCCCCACCAATGGCACGGCGCTTAATCCTGATCGTATTGGCCACGGGCTAGCAGGGTCTTTCCCTGAACTTGCCTCTACCAGTTGCCGCCATCGGTCAACGTCAACGTGGTGTGCTGGTTAACAGTCCAACGGCTCGTGGTGGCATCCCAGACCAACACGGCGTCATCGATAAGGCCGGTGGCGTCTACATCCTCTAAATCGGCCAGCTCTAGGGTGACATGCCCAGTTTGACCGTTCACGCTCTGAACCTGAAGCGTTGGCGGCAGCTCATAGGAAAATGCTCCACCGGGCCGAATCAGAGGAATACGCAGCTGCATTTGGCGCACAGGCCCGATCTCTTCGGTGACTGCCAAGATCACCGCTGTTGTCCCTGGGAAGCCGCTTTGCACCCAGGCCGCAGCGCCTTCCAAGTCACCGCCGCCCCAGTCGATCAAAAAGACGTTCCAGGTCTGAACAAGTGGGCTGCTGGTGTATTGCGCTTCTTGCTGCAGTTCCGGCACGCTGGAGATCACCACCTCCAAGCCACTGACCGTGGTGCCCGCTGCCATGCCCTGCCCCGGGTCACGCACCACAATCGCCGGCGTGGTCATGCCATTGGCGAGGGTGTATGTGCCGAGGTGGTTGGTGAGAGCAGTTGCTAGGGCTGCCCGTAAGGCAAGGATGTTCACGCCTAGGCTTTAACTTAAACTTGCCCCCAACAACCGCTCACTGCCGAGCTGTTGGTTGAGCAGCAGCACGCCGGCTTCAAAATGCACTGGCTGGATGTGGTCGGGCAGTTTAAGGCCGTAGCGCAGCAGCGGCCGGTCTACATCGTGCAGCTCCACGCAAGCACCGCGTGGCTGGCCTTTGACTGCCAAAAACCCGCGCAGATTCTGCCCCTCCCAGCTGGGGGCCACCACCACCGTCTGCTGATCGTCCGACACCAAAGCCCGCACCTCGGGCAGCTCAGCAGGTTGCGCCGCTTGGTGCACCACCTCCCGCCAAATGGCAATCAGCAGCGACGGCAGCTTCTGCTCATGGCGCAAGGCCAAACAGACATGGGCTACCACCGGCGGCAGTGCGTCACTATCGTGGCGCCCTGCTGAACGGAAGAACTGCCAGTCTTGGTGCGTGGTGGGCTTGGTCTTTTTCTGATCGCGGTTGATGTTGAACAGCAGACTGCAGACCTGCGCCCCCTGCAGCTCCATCAGCTGCAGCTCTTGGCGCTGCTGCTCCAGCAACTGCCGATGAGCAGCCAGCACCACCGTGACCCGCTCCTGGCCAAAGCTGCGGCGATCAAATTGGCCGGGGTAGGCGCGGCACAACGCCCAGAACAGGGCGGCCCAATCTATGCAGCTCGGTGTCCAGTCCCCGGCCGCCGCTTTTTTATCTCGTCTTCAGACGGTGGCGCCACGCTGTCGGGTTCGGCGCTGGTCCGCTCCTGCTCAAAGAAAGCAAAAAGGGCATCCATCAACGGCTGCGGCAGAGCCATCGTGTCGGCCACCGCCCAGTCGGGTCGATCCAGTCGGTGACGCACTAAGGCGGTCACGCTGGCCAACATGCGCTCGCGGCCGATTTGAATGTAGGTGCGGGTCAGCTCGGCAATCTCCGGCAGGTAGCGCAGCCTGATCGCCTCCTGCTCAGGCGTCATGTCACGGCCCACCGCAGCCGCCTCCACTAAGGCAAAGGCCTCCAGGATGCTGATCTCTTGCTCAGCGCTCATGCGCTGCGCCAGCTTGGCCGCAACGACTACAGCAGTGTCGCTCTCACCGGTCAAGTCACTAACGGTGATTACCTCCGCCACCTGCAGGGAGCCCAACACCGGCAGCTCCAGCACGCCCGTTTCTTTGTTGCCAACCCGCTGATTGGTGCGTTTCGGCGGCGCAATAACGAAGGGAAGATCAATGCTCATGCGCCCAGGCCGTAGTTGATTTTGTCAAGGGTGCTCATGCCATGCAGGCTGCCGGTGGTCAGGTTGCCGCTGCCGCGCATCCCGCCGCCGTGGCCGCTGGAGGTCGGGGCGAAGAAATGGCCATAAACCGGGTGGCTCTTGAGCTGCTCCAAGTAAGCCACCGGCGTCAGTTGATCGCCGTTATCGGTCAACATCGGCTCGCCGTTGGCGTTAATCACCACCACATCACCGGCTTCAGAGACCTTGAAACGGGAACCCACAGCGCCCATCAGGGCATCGAAATAGGTGGTGCCATCCTCAGCCCCGCCACTGCGCCCACCAGCGGCTTGGAAGGCATTGGCGAGAGCTTGCTTGCGGTAGAGCTCGGACTTTTCCGCTAGCGCTTCCGCCAGCTTCTGGTCTTTGATCTTGACCTGCTGCAGGACTTCGGCCCTTGCGGCTTCAACTTCTTCTTTAACGCGCTGCTCCGCCTGCAGGCGCAGACGCTCCTCTCGCTCTTTGGATTCGGTAAAGCTGCGCTGCTGATCCGCATCCATCAGGCGCTCCATTGCCTTTTTGTCGCGCTCAGCGGCCTTCAACTGTGCGCGCAGCTTTTGCAGCGTCCGCTCCAGAACAGCCTCGTCTTGTTCATCGACTGCAGGTGCTTCGGCGGCCTCAGGCGCTACAGGCTGCAGCTCCTCAGTGGTTTCGCTCATACAAGGTCAGGACTAATGGGCAGGCTAGTGCTGCGCAGTCTAAATAATAAACATTAAATAGCTAGTCTTGCCGACTTCAAACGACAGCTGCCCCTGATAAGTGGTGAAGACCACTGGATCAGTGGTGGTCAAGTTGTAGCGGGTCATGGTGGGGGTCACTGTCGTCGGCAAAGGTTTTGGCACCCCAGCGTTCACCGTGTCTTGATCCTCTTGTTCAAGGCCACCTGTATTCAGTTGCTGATCGGCCGACTGCACCGCCCCCGCGTTGTAGGGGCTGAAGGAATTGTGCCCAAGCAGGCCCAGGTAGCGGTAATTTTCGCACTCCCGATAGGTAGGGGTCGGGGGCTTAGGGCTCGGATCGCTTAGCTTGGCTAGCTCATAAAGGACCTGAAAGCGTTCAGATGTCACATTGCCAGCCTGGGCGGGTTCAGCAACTGTTCCACTCGATTTCACCACATGCTGATCGGTTTGAGTGCTAAGCGACAGGGTTTTGTTGAATAAATCCCCTTGAGTTATGTGAATAAAGTGAAATGGCAGCAGAAAGGCATTTTGACGATTGAAATATTGTACTATTGGGATGTCTGAGCCATTGCCCTCGTTGGCAAACGTGCTTTGACCCAGTGGTATGACACTGCTAGCCAGATAGCCGTATAGCTCCGAAGCGTTGCAGCCGTGGTAGGGATGAGAAATCGGGATGAGGCTCGTGAGGATTTCTTTGAAGCCGCCGTGTTCCACGTCAACGGTCCAGCGATAGGGACGGGTGGCCCCAATAGAACTAATATCCGAGCTGACGGCACTGTCGATGGTAATGTCGTATTTATAGAGCGGCGCCGAGCTGTGTGACTGGAAGCCGGTCTCTAAATCAATCGTGGTGTAGAGAATGTCATAGCGGGCGCTTGAGGCCATATGGGCCGAAGTCTCCACAGTAGAGGTTCCAGCAATAGGAGTACCAGTTAGAGTATTCATCGACGTATAGCCCACTTTTGCCTGGCCACTCATAAATACCCCCCGCAGAAACGCGATGTAGGCTTGACCATTAATGACTTCAAGCACTATCGGATAACAGAACCGCCGCAGTTGTCCCGTCCACTCACTGCCATCAATTCGATACTGTGTCGCGTCATCGAACAGATCACGTAGAGCTGACAGCAGTCCCCCATCACCTAGGCCCACGTCTGATAAATGCTGCTGATCTCCCACTTCCCATGGCTTAAACTCTGTCAACCAACCCTTAGAACCGCGATACAACTCAACAGTACGCTGCAGCGGATCGTTAGGGTAAAAGGGCTGGTTTTCAAAATTCTCGGTTACAACCCAAAGCGGATCGAGCTGCAAAGAACGTCTAGCGGCCGGGCGATAACGGACGGCAGGCGGCTTAATCACGGGCCTTGTAGGCAATCATTTGGGCCTGCATACGCATATTTAGTGCAATTCGATTTGCATCGACCTGATCTTGTAAGCGATGCCGCAATGGTTCAATGCCGCCATCTCTTACCGTCACATTGACTTTTACAGCATCCATCAGTCGTTGACCGCCAGCTTCACGCTATAGCCGATTGTCTGCCCATTGCTGACGGTCACCATGCTGCTTTCGGTGAGCACCCCATAGATGCTGCCGGCACACTTGCGCAACCGCAGCGTTCCGCTGCCGGTGCTGGTGATGTTGATTTTGTTAGCGCTGCCCACGGAGGCGCTGCTGTGTAGGGTGATTGTTGAGCTGGTGACGCTTTTAACGTAATAGAGGCTGCCAGCCGTCAGGCCGCCGGGAAGGGTGCCGCCGCTGTCTGCTGTCACAGTGACGGCATTGCCATCACTGAGGCCATGGCTGGCCACGGTGATCACATCGGTAGCAGGGTCCACGGCGCTGCTGGCCGTCAGAGCGCCGCCGGCCTGACTATCGGCCGCTGCATCAATTAACAGCACCACATGCGTATAGAGCAGGCTGCCGCCCGTGGCGCTGAACTCCACCGAAACAGGCGCCTGCTCATAGCGAGTGTTGACGGAGCTAAAGCTGCCACCGGTCAGAGCTGCACTCTGAAAGCGCGCGTAGCCGTTGGCGCCCCCCACCAGCTCATACTGCAACCAGCTGGCGATGTCCGCATCAACGACTGGTGCACTGACGGCATTGACCAGGGCAGCGGTGAGCACCTTGCCGCTGTAGGCCGCAGCCATCACCCGTGACAACTCGGCTTGCGTTAGTGCGCTGGTTACTGCCATGACTTAATCGCTATACAGAAACTTGCCCTAGAGCCATTTAGCTGTCAAATCCAGCCTATAGGTCTTGGTTTGGCCGGTGTTCAACGTGATGGGAGAAGATTCATGGATCACTCCAACAAATGGCGAGAGATAGGTGGGCTGACCAGCTGCAACAGCTGGCCGCTGAACTGGTATTGCAAAAATTACAATGTCTGTGTAGGTAACAGACTGACTGTAACTGAGCTGAAAGCTTAACTGCTGCAGTTGAGCCAAGAGCACGTTTGTGGAGTTATAAGAACTACTGCCGGCTGTCAAAAACAAATCAAAGCTTCCGGCTAAAAGATAGGGAAACCAATCGGATAAATTGCTAGATGCAGATGCTGGAGGCGTTGCGCCAGAGGTGTTAGCCAAGGCGGCAACAATCAAAGCGCCTTCAAAGACATACCAAATTGCAGCCCTAGCAGCCTCTCGGCTAGCCGTTAGTGTGGCAGGCATTGGTCATTCTTACTCTAGCTAAGGTTGCCGCCCAAGCCCAGTCCAGCTGCAAAGCTTTCAGCTAACACTTGTTGCTGACCACTTTCAACCTGCATCTGCACCTGACTGGTCAGCTGTTGCGATGCTTGAAACTCCAAACGGGCCTGTAGGCTTGGTTCACCCATACTGCGTTCGATACCGAGCGGCACCACCAGCGTCGAGGTTTCCAATCGGAGTTCAAAAAGCACATTAAAGATTGGCTTATACGGTAAGGCCAGCTCTAGCGGTTGTAGGCTGATTGCGAACTGTTCAGTCTGATTATTGGGCAGCGACGCCAGCAACGCATTGACAGCAGCCTGATCATTGACATTTACAGGTTCGTCCAGCTGCACACTGTTAGCGATAACAGGGTTGGCCACCACAGTCTCCTCTGGTGCCACCGGCAACGCTGTTGTTCCTGGTGCTACCGGTGTCCATAGCGGACCATTGACATCCCCGTCTGCCACGCCCCAGTAGAGCGCATCCGTGGAAACCAAACAGCTGTTGGCGTCAAATGTCCAGCAACTTCCATTGGTACGGTATGTGGCCGTGATGCCGTTGCTTTGCAGATGAAATGCCCCAAGCGGTTCAGTTGGCAGCACACCTAAAGCGGTTACAAGTTGCAGTCCTAAGCGGTGTCCTATCAATAGACGATTTTGCTCCTCCGCATAATCGCTTGCGACTTCACTTCCATTTCCCGCAATAACATTCCCTTCAGCGTCAACTATGTCATCGGGGAGGAAGGGGACTGAAAATTGACCGCTACGACTTGTTGTGTCTGATGGTGTATCGCCTATTTTCATGCTGGCAGTACCTTGAATTACGATGTTGCCAGCCTGCACACCAGCGTTGGCAAGGTAATCGGGTATTGGTTTTGCATCCGGTGTCGATGTTGTTTGGAGATTCACCTCGTAATTTTCATACACAAGTGCAAAAAACTGATCAAGTAACACGTAAAGATTTGCGCTAGAACTGCGAAATGCTGGCTTTAGGGCGGCTGCTGATAAAGCCTGCTGACCCATTTGAGTTGATCCATAAGCAACAAATGTCTGCTTGATTTCTTTTGTCCACTGATCGCCGTAGAGATACGAAGTTGTCACCATGTTTGATACTCCCTGCCCCGAGGGAATGGTCTCAAATTTGGAATAGTCACCAATGCCTATACGGCCCAAAGCTTCGGCATAAGATATTGTTTCAACAGATTCTTGATAACTCTTGCGAAACGTGGGCAGAGTGGGCATCACATAGATTGTACCGGCAGACGAAAGGATTGGATGACTGGACACGTCATTACCTGTTAGTGCATCCTTCGCGCTTTCTATTTCTTGTTCTAGCTGCTCCTGCTCCTGCTCGCTTAGCGGAGGCGCTGGTATTTCTTCATACACATAATTCTCTGTCTTAGTTGTTGTGACAGATTGATAGGCAATGCCATCATCCAGGCCAGCATCAATGTAATCCTGAATGATTTGACTATTGACTTTAACTAAGGCTGTGTCGGTGGTGATAACTTGTTGCATTGTACGGCTATCAGGTTCCGCTGTCTCCGTAGAGGTAGTTGCTGTTTCAGTAATGTCATACGTTCGCGTGTTACCATTTTTCAGCGTAACCTTAAGGCCTGTAGTTATGCTGCCGCTACTGTTAGTCCAAGATTGGGTCCATGTGCCATATGAGCCCGACACTACGTGTACTCCTGCTGAATGTTGAAGTGGCGTCAATGTTTGCGCATCCCCTGTTGCTACAGGCGTTTCACTGTAATCAACGCCCCCTTCATTCGAAGAAATATCGACCACTTGATCAAAATTAACTACGGGGCCATCAAGTGACAGCTCCTCGTATGAAAACGCCTGCAATATATTTTCGGCATTTACATAGCCAAAACGAGAAACACTTGCCAATATATCCGACATTGTAGTAACATAATCATCAGCGGTTAGAGAGGACAGCTGCTTTTTTAAGTCCCATTGACCAATGACTCCAACATCGATACCAATGCGATCCGCCATCACCTCAAAAGCATCGTGCAAATCAAGTACAGGTGCATCTTTATAGGTGCGGCCATATAGCGCATCAACCAATGTGCTATTGATAACCCCGCCGCCTTGATCTTTCATATATGCCAATTCATCGGCTATTGAGACACTTGTTTCATTTTTTAGTGGGTTTGCAAAGGATTTTGTGATGCGAAAAACGCTACGCGGGAAACGGACGGCTTGCTGGCCATCAGGTGTAATGTATGCCAACAACACCTGCTCGCCAACCGCCGGAGTGATCAAGCCAGCGATCACCAGCTCTCCTGTTGTAAAGATCAGCCCTTGACCTTGCACATGGTCATCACGCACGCTGCCAGAAATAATTGGCCCCAAGTTGCAGATGACCTCGGCACGAACATCAAGCACCATCAGACTTGCTCCACGGTAATGCTGACACTCCAAACGTTGGTCTTTAAGCCATTAACTATCCGGGTTTCAACCGAAGCCGTCGGCGCGCTAGTGGGCCACCAATCACCAACTACCGGGGCGCTTTGCACCGTGCTCGCCACCCAGTTGCGCAGGGTATAGAAGGCCGCCTCATTAGCCACGGTTCCACTGATCTGACGCACGGCTGAGGCGCGCAGCGGCCCTTGAACGTAGGCAAACCCCCCGGCGGTGCGCTCCAGTGTCGGCAGATCGTCCAACGACTCCATCGGTTCCGTCAACGTGATTGTCACCCCGCCCAAGGTCACGGTGCCGAGGTTGGGCAGCATGGCATCGTCAGCGGCAGCGCTTTTCTCCAGCGCTTTCTTGGCGATGCTTAAAGCTTGGTTGGCATCCACCAAGGTGGCGCTTACCTGCACATAGGAGCCGAGCTGATCAAAGCTGGGGGCATCGGTGAACCAACAAGCCACGCCGGAGGCGGTGAGGCCATTGGCACTGGCGCTCAACGCCACGGTGCTGCCAACACTGTTGCTGGCAATCGAATCAGCATCTCCCTGGCGTGCCGCCAGCCAGGTTTCAAAGATGCTTTTGAACTGCCCCAACTGCGTGCTGTCCAGCAGCCCGTTGATGGTCCAGCTCCGTGCCGCCAGACCCAGCTGCACATCATCGGCCTGATAGCCAAAAGGCTGCGCCGTGAGGTTCTTAATTTGCAGGCCGTTGATGGTGACGCTCATTTACCGAGAAGTCCCACTCACCGCTGGTGAGTTGCCTCGGGCGATGCCACCCGTACCGTTGAGAGTGACATTGACGGTTGCCTGCTTGCCAGTGTTGGTAGCGATCTGCGAGAGGTAGGTGTTCATCTGGGAGAACTGCTGATTGCCGTCAATCACGGTGTTGACCTGCGTTTGGAAAGACGTGGAGAGATCACCGCGCGCCTCTGAGGCACCCTGCAGCTGGTTTCTAAAGTTCTGCGCTGAAACCGCTGCAGCGTCTGCGTAGCCGGCTTGCTCGCTGAGCTGCCTGTTGACATCGCGTTGCAGCTGCGCCTGCTGCTCGGCGCTGGCGTTCTGCGCCTGACCGTTGAGAGCAATCAAGCGCTCCTGGCCCAATCGTTCACGGGCTACGGCCTGCTGTTCGCCTAGCAGTTGTTGACGCAGGCCGCCAAGCGCTTGCTCCTCGCTGTTCTGCTTACGGATTAGATCAAGGTTCTGCTGCGCCAGCTCCACATTGCGCTGTGTTTCAGGGGTGTTCTTCTCGTTATTGGCCATCTGCGCTTGGATCAATGCGATCTGCGCTTCAATCTCTGCGCGCTTGCCCGCTGCAGCGACTTTCTGCTGTTCAAACGCCAGGCTGGCCTGCTGACTGCCCTGCTCGGCCACTAGAGCGCGTGCCTTGAGGTCAAACTCGGCCACGGTCTGGTTGAACTTAGCTTGGCCAAATTTCTTCTCTATTTGTTTGCGCTGCGCGTCGTTTTTAGCTAAGTCCTGGGCCTGCTTCATCTCCTGATCCAACAGGGTCTTGATCGTGTCGGAGCGACTAAGGGCGCCTTGTGCGCGGGCTGCATTGATCTCGCCAACCAGCTTGTGCTCCTGTGCGTAGAAGCCAAGGCGTGCTTCCTGCCCCTGCAGGTTGCTCTTCTCAATCACTAGGGATTTGAGCTGCTGGTTTTGACGGTTTAACAGCGCTTTCTTTTCTGCCGCCGCGTGTTGCGCAGCGGCGGCGTTGGCTTCAAGCTGCTTGACCTTGGTGCGGTCGGTTTCAGCACCGAGCTTGGCCTGACTGCCACTAGCGCCTTCAATGGCTTTGCCCACCGCCGCAGCGGTGCCAGCCCCGACGGCCAAGGCAGCCGCTACCTTAATGGCACCGGCGGGGTTCATGATCGACTGCGCAATGGCCGCTGCCACGGCCAGCCCCTTTTGTGCTGCAGTCGCAATTTTGGTGGCCTTGGCGATCAGCATGTAGGTGCCCACTGCGCCGCCAAGACCCGCCATCACCGCCACCAGCGTCTTGGTGTTATCGGCGGCAAACTTCACTGCACCGGCCAAGTTCTTGGCCGCTCCCGCAACAGTTCCCAGCAAGGTGTCACCAAGGGCCCTCTGCAAGTCCTCCCAGGCGTTGTTGAGCCGCGCAAACTGCTGCGCCGTTGTCTCTGCCCCACCACCGCCTGCGGTCAATTCATTGAGACCCTTAGTTAATGCCGGGAAGAAGTCCCCCGCTGCTAGCTGCCCGGACTCCACCAGGCCGATTAGACTCTGCTGACTGATGCCTAGGCCTTTCGCAGTGGCGGCCAAGGCAATCGGCATGCGATCACCCAACTGCCCGCGCAGCTCCTCCATCTGCACGGTGCCCTTGGAGGCGACCTGCTGCAGCGCTTGCAGGCTGCCACTGACTGCATCATTGCTCAGGCCTAAGGATTGACCTGCCTTGGCCACCGCAGCAAAGACCGCCTGCTGTTGCTGCATGGGAATCCCAGCAGCGCTGGCTGCAGCGGTAAAGCTGCCGAAATCGTTGGAGAGCTGCTTGTAGGAAAGGCCCAGCTGATCGGCAACGCCCCTGGTGAACTTGAGCGCGTCCGCTGCACCGCCACTGCCCAGGGTGTTTGTCAGCTTGCGGGTGATCGTCTCAAACTCCACCGACTCTTGCACAGCACCCTTGATGCCAGCCGCCACGCCCGCAACGCTCAGCCCAATGCCCGCTGCATTGGCCAGGCCGCCCAGCCCTCCGCCACCTCCGCCACCTCCGCCACGGAGGCCTGCCTCGGCCTTCAGGCGCTCTTGCGTGGCACTGCGAATGTCCTTCTGCAGCTGCTTGTATTTCTTGCTGCCGATCTCAACCAGCCGGATCTCCTCATTCAGGCTGTTGATCCGTATATCCAGGGACGCCAGCGTGCCCTTGCCAGGGGGACCGCCAAGAGAATCCTTGACCTTCTGCCCGGCGCCCTGCGCCATGGAGACTATTTTGTCAATACCAGCCCTGAAAAAGCTGGTGTCTAGCAGGACATCAAAGGTTGCCCGTCCCAGCGACTCCGCCACGTCGTCCTACTGCTGTGTCGTGAAGTTGCCCTCAGAGCAACAGCTTTTGTAGCGTGCTCAACGGCGGCAGCTTGGCCAGGGCCGGTTTAATCCAGTCGCGTGGGGGCATCTGCTTGCCAGTAGCGGTGCGGTAGCCCTTGAGGATCAAGTACGAATAGGGCACCGTCCAAGTGAAGCGGAAGCCGTTGTCGATTGGCGTGCGCAGCTGGCTTTGACGGAAAGCACCGCTGTCGATGATGTCGCGCGGGCTGCCGGCGTCCTCACGGCCTTTGCCTTTGCGATTGGTACGCCCCCGCGTGGTGGTGGTGGGCCAAGTGAATTGCTTGGCGCTGATCTCTTTGGTGAACTGCGCTTCAAGCAACTGGCTGTAACGCTCAAAAGCGCGCTGCAGCCGAGCCTGTAGAGCGCTGTCGTTTAGCTCAATCTTCACGGCTCACTCCTGGCGCACAGCATCCAGCACCACTGCATGGCCCACAGCGGCCTCCAGCAGGCTGCCGATGCCACCACGGCCGTAGGCGCTGCGCGCGGCCACCAGCGTGATGTCATAGACGCTGCCATCGTCAATGCTCAAACTGCCTGTCATGCCCTCCAGCACAGCATCATTCAGCACCTGCGGATCGGTGACGTAGCCCTCAAAGCGGGAGGTGCGCACGTCCACGCCCGCAAAGTTCTGACCAAGCGTGGCGCCGATCTCTTTGACAAACACGCGGTAGCTGGCCGCCGTGGTGTTGGCAGTGACGTTGCCGGTGTAGAGGTCAGTTGTGGTGCCCGCTGCGGGGAGCTGAACGGTCAACTCCCCGTTGCTGTAGGCATCCAGCGGGCTAGCCATCAGCTACCTCAGGCCGGGGCAGTTGCTTCGGTGTAGGTGTAGGAGCCGTAGCCCTGCAGGGTGAAGCTCACGGTGGCGATACCGCCGGCCTCAATCGACTCAGAAAAGTCGGTGATGATGCCGATGCCCGCGTGCTTCTCCACGGTGGCCACCGAGGAGCCGGGGTCAGGGGATTCCCTATACCACTTGACGTATTGACCAGTGGGAGCATCGAGGGCCGCGTCTTTCAGCAGCTTGTAGCCCGCATCCACCGTGTCCAAGTTCATGGTCATCGGGATGCTGTAGCTCTGCGAGGTAGCCACAGCCTTTTGGAAACCACCACTGGTGCCGTAATCGGTCACCGTTTCGGTTTCGGTGGAGCCTTCAATCCCCGCGTTCGTGAGGTTGAGGATTTCAGTCAGGCTGGTGCTGCTGGTGGGGTGGCTGTCGTTGGCCGTGTTGGCGTCGGCCATCCAGAGCCGATACCCGATGGCAGACATAAAGGCCAAGGTGGGCGCTCCTAAAGCGATCTCACTAAACTTGCCGTCAGGAGCGCAGCAGCTCAGCCTGGCCCAACTGTTTGGCGTAGAGGTTGGAGAAGCGGCCGTCGTAGCCCAGGGCAAGCGAGAGCTGCTCGCGCCAGTAGCCCTGCTGGGTAGTGATGCCGGCCAACTTGGCGGTGGGGTTGCCGGGCTGCCACTCCAACACGTCTGCGCGAATCAGGCCCAGATCCTCTGAGGCCTTGGCTTCAAAGGCGGTCTCCAGGGCGTTGAGCTTGGTGATGCTGGTTTGGCTGGTGGTGATCGAAGCGGCAGAGGCTTCGCCCATCAGCACGTCCAGGTGATCAAGGGCGATGGTGGTGGCTGGGATGGCGAGGTGACGGCGGATGGCCTCGCGGTCAGTGGAAAGCCAGGGCATGGCGGCACCTTTTGCTTAGGTTGCCATGGCTTATACAGGCCAAATGTCATTCACCGCATCAAAATCTTCATCTGTTTCAGCTAGAACCAAAAAAACTTCCACCAACTCTGTGATTTTATTCCGTTCAGTTGTGTCGGCTTGATCGTACAAATATTTGAGCTGCCTGAATCGAGCCGCCGAAAACTTTTCAGCACTGGCGACCCTGAGAGCCTCTTCCAATAGCGGCGTGTTCATGATTCTAAATACTCATAAAGGCTGCGTCTGATTCGATCATAAAGCTTAGGTCGCATTTTTTTAAGGGTTGCAGGCTGGGTAACAAAAGCGACAAATCCTTCTGCAAAGGCTTCTAGGTCATTTGTACCACTGTACGTGGTGAGTTTTTTGTCCGCACGGAGTCTGATGCCAAGCTTATCATCTTTAGTCTCATCCATAAATTGAACGACATGCCCGATTTCATGAATAAGCGTTGACATAACGCTTCTAGCGGCCCGCTCGTCAGCATGGCTGAAAGACCACACCTCCTCTCCGTTTTCTATTTTCTGCAAGACCTTAGAGACATGATCCGCTAAGTCTTTGGCAGAAAAGGCCTGCCCTTTTAACAGGTCTCCTCTTTTGACAGAAACAAAATTGTAGTTCTTGAAAGCCTGGCCATTGGCATCTGCCGGCGGCAGCATGAATCGCTTTATGTATTTGTCAATTTGAGATTCATAGTGCTCGTGGATTTTTTCGCCTGCTATTTTGTCCCTTAATTTAGCGCCGATAAAGTCCGCACCCTGCCCCGTTCGTTGTCGAAGAACTGCAGCCTTAAGCTGGTCGCTTTTCATAAACACCTCCCATCTTTCAGCTGGTGTCATCTTTCCTGTCAAGTGCACCGCTGTACCGCTCTTCTCCACAAACTGAAGCATTGCCCTGGCGTTTTTACCTGCTTCACCTGGCTGCGCCATCAGTGACTCAAATGCTTTAGTTATGTCAGCAGTTTTTAGGCCAGCCTGTGCAGTGGCATTGGCGACAGAGAAGTTAGCTTGAATAATTGCTTCAACGCTCTTGCCTAGTTTTGGTGCAAAATCTTTGGCCTTTTCAATCAGGGCAGCCTGCTCTTTGATTTTGGCTGCCTGCTCTAGCGAATCAATTTGACGCTGCAAATACCCTCTTCGCTCTTTTAGTTTTTTGTAGGGCTGCATAGCTTTTATTTGCATGTCATCCATGAGCTGCTCAAGCTCGTCAAGACGCGCTTCAAGTTTCGGCTCTCTAAATCCCTGTTTTGCAAACAAATTACTTATACGCAACATTTCGCTTTCATATTCCGCAAACTGCTTATTAGTCTTTTTAAGATTGTCATATTTCCATGGCGATTGGGCGTCCAGCTTTTTAAGCCTTTGATTAACAAGATCCAGCTGCTCAGCAGGACTGAGCGCATTTTTTTTATTAAGTCTTTTGTTTGTTGCAGCACTTTCAACAGGCGGCGGGGTCCAGAGCGGTTTCGGTGCTGCCTTTAGCCCCAGCGCTTTCTCAAACGGGCTCGGCTTGTCGATTGGTTCTTTCCCCGCTGCCTTTAATTCCGCCAGCACCTCCGCCCGTGCCTTGGCCTCCTCCTGCAGATCCACCAGCCCTACTTCAAGCCAACGTGGATCCCAGGGCGACACTGTGCATCTGCAGTTTGGGTGCGCTGGTATCACCACCTCCCGCAGCAGATACACCCGCCCGTGACGAGGGGCGCAATAGCCACATGTGCGGCTACTGCCCACCGCCTGCCATTGCACCTGCTGAATGCCCTCCGCCTCATACCGAATCTTGGTGCCCTCCAGCATCGCGGCAGCCATCTCCGTGCGAGCAATCACCTGGGCGCGGCTGCTGGTCAATGCCAACGACTGCTTCAGGGTGCCGCTTAGCTGCCGCCAGCTGTCACCCTGGGCTAGGTGAAACTCCACTGCGCCGATGATCCGCCCGCGCAGGTCCACCTCCACCAGGCGGTTCAGTGAGGCAAACGCCTGACTGCCCGTGGCGCCTGCGGCGTAACCGCTTAAGGCGTTCTGCCGTTGCGCTGCTGCCAGCAATGCCGAGGGGTTTTGCTGCGCCATCGCCGGGGTCAAGATCCCCTCCGGGTTGGCGGTAGCCGATGCAAACAACTCCGCCACCTGCTCGGTGCTTTGCGCCGTTGCCTGTTGCTGCACGCTGTTGAGCTGCGCCAAGCCCCAAAGGCCACCAGCCTGCCGCCCATCCAGCAGGGCCTTGGCAACGGTCAACTGCAACTCCGGCGGTAGGCGCAGCGTTTGCAGCTCTTGGCCTAACTGCTCCCTCAGGATCAACAACCGCCGCAGCGGAAAGACATCGCCACCCTCCTGCGCTCGCTTGTAGGCCGTTTCAATGCGACCCTCTAAGGCGCGATAGGCGCCAGTAAGGCCCTCTACGATGTCGCGCTCATAGGGGCCCAACAGGGCATCACTAAGCCGCTCCCAGCTTTCGGCTGGATCCATCAGCTACCCGGCAGGATGTTGGCCGGGGGCGTCATTACACCGGCTTCCAGCAGTAGCCGGTCGCGCTCCACCTGTGCCTCCAGCTGGCTCTGCTGCAGGCCATCTACATCCAGCACCTCCTGCTCTACGTCAAAGTCGATCGGCAGCACCCCACCGCGCTGCAGCAGATCCAAGGTGGTGGACTTGCTGAGGTAACCGCCATCGGCAAGCGCCTTGATCTGCGCCACCTGCTGCGAATCCAACTTGCTCTCCAGCGCCTGGGCGGCGATCTGCAGGTGACCCATCGGCTCTTCGTTTGTGTAGCTGCACCACAGGAATTGGATCTGCTCAAACAGGCTGGCCTTTTGCATCCCTGCCAGGGCTAAGCCGCTTTGCACCTGCCCGGCCTGCAGCCGCGCCTGGGTGGCTGTGACGGCCTCCTGGCCGCTCATGAACGCCAGCGTCTCGTTATTGATCAGCTTCTCAATGTGCAGCAGGTGCTCCTGCTGCTGTTGCAGGCTGCTGCCCGAGGGCTCAGCAAAGCGAAAATCCCCATCGACAGGCACATCGACCACGCTGTTGGGGCCAATCACCAAGGGCGGTGGGGTTTGGCCGTCCATCAGCAGCGCGCCACGGCGCACCGGCACCGGCAGGGCGCAACGGTGCAGGAGCTCGTTAAGGTCTGAACGGCTGCGGTAATGCTGCAGGGTCAGCAGCGCCAGCTCACGGAACGGCGGCAGGCCATGCCCCCAACGCTGCGGCTGCGGGCTATACCAAACCAACGGCACGTCTTCGATGCTGTTGAAGCCCTCCTCCACCAGCTGCAGCTTTTGGGTGGCACCCAGTTGCCTGTTGACCTGCCAGACCTGATAGGCGCCTGGCGTGAGCACACGGAAGAATGGCTCCATGCTGAAGCCAAAGCTGCCGGACTCCACCTCGCGCCACTCCAGCACGGTGGCTTGCACTAAGCGCTCCTGCCCTGCGATGTATTCGGTGCGCCAGTTGAGGATGTTGCGGCGCTCCAGCAGCACTAAGTAGGGGTTGCGGCCAAGGGCAATACGATCGGCCTCAGACAGCACCGACACCTGCTGGGGCATCTCCACCATCACGGCACAGCCGCCATCCCGCATGGCCAGGCTGTCGGCCATGGCTAAGAAGGCGGTGAGGTTGTTGCCCAGCTGATCAACGTCATCGAGCTGTTGCTCAATCGAGAGGGGCAGATCGGTAAGGGTGAATTGCGACAGGATGCCACTCATCGCTTCGATGGCCTTACGAAAGCTCGGCACATATGTGGCGCGTGCCAGGCGCGAGCGATAGGCACGGTCGGGCTCTTTGGTTTCCTGCGACAAGTAGGTGGCTTCCCTGCCGCGCAGGCCTAGCCAGCAGTCAACCAACAGCTGGAGATCGGGCTCTACATCACGCAGCACCGGATGCTTCCAGGTCGGCAGGTTTGGCGCATCAAAGAGATCGCCGTCAAGGGCAGGCCTGCCGTCCATCCATGTGTTTCTCTTCCGTGCTCTGAAATTGCCGCCAGTGCTTACAACCAACCAGCATCCATCTCGTCCTCGCTGTTGTGCAGGTCAAAGTTCCCGAGCTCGTGCCCCATACCAGCGGTGGCACGCAGGTCAAGCTTGAGCTGATCGGTGCTAACGCCGAGCTTTTGACAGACCTGCTCCATGGTTTCGCCGCGTTCCAACAGGCGCCGCGCTTGCATACCTCGCTGACGCACGGTGCCTGGGGCTTTAAGCCAGAAGTTGTGGTCGCGTATGTAATGGCGCCACTCGCCAAGGATGAAAGGCAGGGCGATGGTGCTGAACTTAAAGCCGGTGCTGGGGTCGTAGCGGCGAACGGCCTTGAGCAAGCCAATCAAGCCCAGAGCAAAAAGCTCATCAATTTCAATGCAGCGGTATTTGTGAAACTGCTGCTGGATGATTGCTTTCAGCAGCGGGATGTGCTTCTGCACCATGCGCTCCTCTGCGCGCCGCTTACGCGGGCAGGTTTCCTTGTACAGGAGTGTGACCGGCCGATCAGTGGATGCTTTGCTGGGTTTGAGCACTGCCGTGGGCAGAGCAGCTGGCTGCCACGGCGCATCGGGCAGGGTGTCAAAGGCAAAGCTGAGCTGACCCTCCGGGCACTTGCGCTGGCGAGCCCTAGCCATCACGATCACCAGATGGCCCCCTGGCCGTAGCTGACGGCAGCGCTAGTGCTGATGGCAGGGCGTGAACGCAACCAGGCCAAGCCTTGGCTGAGCGCGTCCACTTGGTCATCGTGTGCGGCGTTGGGGAAGGCGGCGGCCTCTTCAATTAAGGCTGATGCCCAACTGCTGCGCTCCGGCAGGTAGACGTTGCCGGCTTCGATCATTGGGGAGATGGCTGCAGCACGGGAAAACTTCCCGCCTTGGGGGTTGACGGCAATCAGGCCAGGGATCTTGCTCTTCAGCATGGAGATCACGGCAGGGCCGTTGGCCTTGTCTTCAACGACGGTGGCAATAGGTTTGTAGCGGTTAAAGGTGTTGACGATGGCGGGGATGGTTTCAGTAATGTCCAGGCGATCACGGATGCAGTCGAGCAGGTAGAAGGCAGCGCCTTTCTGAGCGATCACTAGGCCAACCACGAAGTCAGTTTTAGGGCCGTCTTTGAAGGTGAGATCCCAGCTGGTGATAATGCGGTCAAAGGTGGGTTGTTCGCGGTAGGTCTGCCACCAGGAGCGTTTGAACAGGCCACCGGCGGGTGGTGAGGGGCGCTGTTGAAACAGGGCGTTAAAGCCGTATTCACCAAGCACACGGCGGCGATCTTGCAGGGCATCGAGGTCGTAGCGCTCGGGGCAGAGGGCCGTGCCAGGCTCGCGGCCTAGGGGGTCGTTATCTTCAGCGATGGCTGGGAGGTTAACGACGGTCCAGGAGTCGGCGTCTGCGGAGTTAAGGATGCGTCCGGCTAGGTCGTCTTCATGCCAGCGGGTCATGGTGAGAACGACAGCACCACCGGGTTCAAGACGGGTGTAGAGGTCGTCTCGATACCAGTTCCAGACACGTTCGCGGTAGGCCTCGGACTCAGCCTCTTCACGGGATTTTGTTGGGTCGTCAATCAAGGTCAGTGAGCTTCCAAGACCTGTGATGCCGGCGCCAACACCAACAGCGCGGAGGCCACCACCGGCCGGTGTCTCCCACTGCTCAACGGCCTTGCGATCAGACGAGATCTCCATGCGCTGCGCCGCGATGCGACGGGCTTGGCGGCTGAAGGTATTGGCAAGCGTTTGGGAGTAGGCGGCAATGACTACGCGCTGGGAGGGGTCTTGCTCCAGGCGATAGACGGGGTAACGGATGGTGCCCTGATGGCTTTTACCGTGACGCGGGGGAACGGTAACGATCAGGCGCTTAATGGTGCCAGTGGTGATGGCGTCGAGGTACTTGCGGATGTAGACGAGGTGGGGCCAATCCCAGCAGTCATCGGGGGAGACCTGCTTAAGCCAGTCGTAAAAGCTCAAAGGCGTTGCAGGTGTGGCTGCAGGATCCAAGAAGGCCGTTATGGGCTCAGGCTTGCAGAGACCAGCGAGCAGCGATGGCATCAGCTGGACATCTCAAAGCGCAACAGCTTGGCCTGATATTCCAAGGCTTTAAGGGCAATGCTGAGCTGATTAGAGGCAGAAGCGCGGCGTTCGTATTCAGTGAGGCGAGCGATTGCAGCTACTAGCCACTGGGGGCGTTCGAGTTCAGCATCGAGCTGCATCAACTGACGAGCGCGCGCCAGGTAATTTTCGGTCTGACGTTCGCCTACATTCCAGTTTTCCGAACAGTATTGAACGATTTGAGTACGGCTGTAAGCCTTCAAGAGCAGGCCGTAGACAGCGTTGACCCGCTCATCGATTTCTACGTTCGTGCTCTTTTTTGCCATGGCCAGAGCTTAGCCGGAGGCCGGCATAAAAAGGGTGGCTTCGGTGGATAGCACAGTCAGACGAAGGCCAGCGTCATGGAGGGACTCAGCCCAAATGGAGCCAAGGCGTGAGATTTTTTCAGGATGAATGATAAAGGTGAAGAGGTAGTGCCCGTGACGCTCGTGTTTGGCGGAGGCTGGCACGTAAAGGCCAGTGAGGTTAAAAGTACTAAGGAGTTGCCTGGCGATGTATTCGGCTTCAGCGAGAGTGGAGTCGTCTTGCATGACGATTCCAAAAGGCTCACCGGTGTTGGGGTGTTCAGCGACGAGGGACCAGGGTTCCATAGATGGGGCCCGGTGACTTTGATTAGTTTGCCGCCAGGGGAACAATGGTGATAAGCGCACCGGGAAGTTCACCGGGGCAGATGTAACGCTTGTGGGCGGAAAGCTGAACCACCTGCGAATCATCGTAAAGAAGCGAGCCAGTAAGGGCATCGAGGATGGCACGGGAAAGCTTGTCAATGTCACCTTTTTGTTTGGAGGTGAGGTGAGATGGAGCTTTGGAGGAGAGGCCTGATTTGTTGAAGTGTGACCTAGGTCTGAGGAACCTAAAGGTGATGGTGATGGAGACGGGAGCTGTGGTGAGGGGATGATTGGTTTGGAGAGCGGCGTCAGTGATGTGTGATCGCCAAGGGCGCAGGCGTTTGTTGGTTTCGAGGAGGATGCCGTTAGGCATGGCGCGTTTGGAGCCTTGCGTAGCGGGCTCCATGCCTTGGACGTTGAAGGTGAGGGCGTCAGGCTGCACGGATGACGATGGTGGCGGCGTTGACACGCGCTTGGAGGCGTTCAATGCGCCAGCGCTCAGCGGTGAGAGCTTGAGAGGGGTCTGATGAGAAGGTGCCGTTAACGGTAAGGAAGGCACCGGTGAGGGAGACCAAATGGCAGGGCTGCATACCATGAGGCGGGTTATCAGATAGAGCGGACATCAAAGAAATGTCCCCTGCGTATGCTCAGGCACCGCAATCCGTCCGCGTGCAATCTCCAAATACTCAGCCTCACGCTCGATGCCGATAAAACGGAAGCCTTCCAGCACCGCTGCCTTACCCGTGCTACCGCTACCCATGTACGGATCCAGCACCACACCGCCCGGTGGCGTTACTAGCCGGCACAGGTAGCGCATCAATTTGGTGGGCTTGACCGTGGGATGCAGGTTGTCAGCACCACGGTCGACTTTGCTTGCTTTGGCGCAGTAGAAGAATCTGGCGGCGGAGCCGGTGTCGCCGTAGCGCATCCCATTGCTGTCGTGACCGTTGATACCAAACATGCTTGAGTGATTACCGTGCTTCACTTGTCCCGCTTCCCGTTTTGCCCCTGCTCCGTGCGGGCTCGGAAACAGCCCCACCACCTCATCGCTGCCGTCGTGGATCAGGTTCGCGGGCCAGCGACCAGCGGGCTGTTTGTATTCGCCCCCCCGTTTGTGCTTGCCATAGCACACCGCTTGGTATTCGTCTGGCGTGTCTCTGTAAAAGCCGCCGTTCAGGTTGTCCTCCGTCCCCACCCTGCACCCGTCCACATTGATCGCCCCCGTGCCGTGCCGCAGCACGTTCTCGGCCACGGTCCCCTCAAGCGGCTTGCGCGCCACCGTGATCGGCTCTAGGGCGGGCTTTAGCGCCGTGCCCCAACCTTCCCACTGCTGCGCTTCAGGCGTGGCGGGGGCGGTGATGACGCCAATCTGATCAGGATTGGTAAAT